TCGCATTATGCGTGACTTAGACAACCATTATGACTATCTCACAAAATGGTATAAGAACACATAAATAGTAGTATGAGCATGATCAAAAAGTTTTACACAACACTAGTCTATGAAGTAACAGATGTTACAGGAGAAACTAGTTTTAAAATGGGGCCTTTCTTTACTGAACAAGTAAGGATTGCAACAAGCAATCTTTCTTTCCATTTAAAATTTACACCAGATGAAAAAAATCTAAACGAAGCAATTACTGCTGAAAACTATGATTTAATTATTCCACCTAATACAGTTGAAATTATGCCTAATGTTAGAGGCGGTTTTATTGCTGTAAAACCAATCAAGTATGGTGTGGATAGTACATTTGTTGATGGTAAAATAAGTATTACTGAAATAGATCTGCTTTATGACACAAGAAGATAATCTATACAAAATACTTGGAGTAAATCCAAGTGCTACTCCAGCAGAAATAAAAGAATCATATAGACGTTTGTCAATGGATTTACATCCTGACAGAGGTGGTGACCAAAAACACTTTATCAAAATAACTGAGGCTTACAACATTCTTAGCGATAAGGATAAAAGAAAGCAGTATGATATTATTATTAATCTAGTTAGTGTTACTGCACATGAAGTTGAAATAGTTAGTGACAAAACTAGTAATATCAAATTTGATATTAAGCAATTTGGCGGCAGTGTTTCAGTAGATCAAATTAAGTAAATTTCTTTTTAACGTGAAAATTATTTTTGTAGGCTTCGTCGCCTGCATCGCCTAAAATATTTTGATGTGCTTTCCATTCATTCCAGTCAGTAGGAACAACTTCCATTTCCCAATCTTGTCGTTTAAAAGGAATAACTTGTACCATTGGAGTACTTGTATTAAATTCATATGCCTCTCCTACAGGAGCGTTAAAAACAAAAGGAAAATTAATTGGCACTCTGTAGGTATCAGTATCAACGATACCACTTAATGTGTGATAATTATCCGTTGGTACATTTAAAGGATGTGTAAAAAAGCAACTCCAACCCGGAGGTGTTTCTATTATCCAAGGACTACCAAACTTTAATACAGGTTTATCTTTCCATGGAGCATTTTCAAATTGCCCAATAGCATGAGAAGTCATAAAAATGCCACCAGATCCTTTTTTGCTTACTTGTGAGTTAGACAAGTGTGTTACTGTTAAGTCAGAACAAAAATTAATAATATATCCTGTTGTAATTGCATCTAAAAAAGGTGGACATTTTTTAATTGTAGGCATTGTTTCAATAGGACCGCCAAGTGATTTAGTTTGTTTAAACCAATTTGGAACCATTTTTGTAGCAGGTACAGGCTGGGGAACTTTATCCCAATCTTCAAATTTTTCTACAACCACTTGCTGTGATGTTAAACTATTAATTGGTCCTGGGGGTTTTGTGAATCTAATCTTCAGTTTGTCCATGTTACAATTACTTATACGATAATTATTTGTATGAAGAATGAACTGAACATCAGTGGTATCTTTCCAATACCAATCGCAACAACAACAATAGACTTACCGGACATATCCAAAATAAATTGGGTACAAGGAGATCTGTTTTTGCAAAGTGAAGATGATTTGCACAAAAAAGATTACATGCAAGGCACAGTAACAAACATTTTGGACAGTGCATGTGCGTTTGCGGAAACAATTGGTTGGCGTAAAGAAGAATATTTTATAACACAGATGTGGGCAAACAAATATGCTCCTGGTACTGATACCAAAACAGGAGGTAATATTTTTTCACATTTTCATTCAAATAGTTTGTTGAGTGGTGTTCTGTATTTTGATGAAAATACTCCAACCAGACTTTACAATCATGATAAAACTAGACAGATAATAAAAACTAGTAGTGCAGAAAGCACTGCTTTTACAAGTGAAATTTTTACTATAAATGCAAAACCAGGTAGACTTTTACTGTTTCCAAGTTATATTGTGCATGACAGTCAACCTAGTGATAAAGAACGTGTAACTATTGCGTTTAATGTTTTGCCTAAAAGTTTAGGCATAAAAATGGATTATAACTATCTTGATTTGTCTAAAGTAGATTAAACAATTAAATCTAAAACTGTTTGTAACTTTTCTTTGATTGCTTTGTTCTGAAGTGTATTACGTAACCCTACATGCAAAGGCTTTGGCCAACAATTAACATTAGTCCAAGCATAACCGCTGTGTTCTTCATTTAATTGTGGTATAAATTCTTGTTCAATTATTGCAAGGTATGTATGAAAGAAAAATTTACTATCGTTTGAAGTAAACATTTCTAAAGGAATAACTTTTTTAATAGGTGGTGTTTTACCTACCTCTTCACTTATTTCACGTTCTAGTGCCTTCCAAGGAGTTTCGTCCCCTTCTGCCATACCACCTACAAGTCCCCATTGACCTGCGGTTTTTGTTTTAGTACGTTCTAAGAATAGAAAGCGTTTAGTGCTACGAGCATAAAATAATGCTCCACTACAAACAATGTTTTTATCTTTTATATTACTAGTCGCCATGACCCTTTTAAATATTCACCTTCATAACTTTTTAACCAAGCGTTTGATTCGTTAGTAAATTTATACTGTACGCCTGTATATGTATTAGTTATGTAGACTGGGGTCTGTACTACACTAGAATCGGCACGTTCATCATTTGAACTTGCATCAAAAGTTATTTCCCAAAATGTGCCATTCCATGTAATGATATCATTGGTACTTGCTTGTACTACTGTGCCATCTGCATTTTGCCAAGCATTCATATTAGAATCAGAACTGTCATTTTTTAAATGCTGATGTATATCATTTAAAATTAGATAACGTGTTCCTTGTGCAAGATTATCTAAATCTGGATTAAACGTTAATGGATCTATAATAGCATCTACTGTTCCTCTACTTGTAATACTATCTGTAAGTATTGTATTTTCAGGCACTGTGTCGCTATCAAAATTTAAAACAATCTCAGTTTCGTCTGTAGGATTAACACTTGCTGTTGCAACAATTTCATTTCCGTCTGCTTTTGCTAAACGTATTGTGCTTAATCCTGCTCTAAATTTACCTGGATATTGATCAAGAAGTTTAAACCAACTTACAGGTTCTCCTGTCCTATCAAATGATCCTGGTGAAGTTTCTGTTACACCTTCTGCAGGTGCAAGTAATTTTGCTGTGTTGTTTAAAATTAGTACACCAAAGTTTCCAGGTGTAACACTTACTGTTGCCATTGGATCTGCCGCATCAATAATACCATCGGAAATACTTCCTGTTTCGTCAAACACACTCATTACAATTTTTTCAATCACACCTAATTGTTTAACTTTTGCAGGAGGTGTAATCCATATAGGCATTGTAAATGCTAGTTCGCCAATGTCTATTTCAGTTTCAGTTCCTTGCGGAATACTTCTAGTGCTGTAATTAACACTTGAAAGTTCTATTAAACTTAAACTAGTCCAGTCTACATAGTTTGCTGTGCTTTGTATTTCTAAACTTGGGTTAAACAAAACTAGCATCTGTTCCATAATTTGTAATTTTTGATCTGTATTAGTACTCCATACATCACATTTCATTTGCAAGTTAAATGGTACAGGCATTAATCTTTCAACTGTATATCCTGGTCCTTGTCCAGATGTATATTCACCTGTAGCAGTATCATAATCTCTTTCACGTAAATGAACTTTACTAACATGCGTTGGATTTTGTACTCTGTCTCTTGCATATTCTAGTCCTGTTATATAACAACTAACACGAGGAGCACTTACAACTTTGTTTTCACTGTTGTCTCTAATTATATGTGCAACTTGTCTAGTAAGATTACCATAGGTAGCAGGAATTTTACGAAGTGTACCTGCACTATCTTTGTAACTAAAATTACTCATAACACGTACAAATTGTGTTACAAATCTTCTTATTTGTCCATCATAAAAATGTTGCATTAATTATCTGCCTTAGGTTTAAGAACTTGTGACAATGCTTGACGTTGCTCAACTTCTTTATTATTAATAGTTTGCTTCTTGTCATTATTAACAAAAGTACCAATTTGATTTTGTGCAGAATCACTGCTTGGTGTTTGTACTCTTACATTATCTTCAAATTTAGTCCATCTTCTTCCATTGTATCTAAACAATCTGTTTGGAAAATAATCTGTTCTAAGAAAAAATTCACCTTCTACAGCACCTTGAGGAAACTGCGAACCAAATCCGTATGGTTTTCCGTTAGTAGGCAATCCATCATCTGTTAAGTAACCAACATAATAGTTGTTTTTAGCAGATTTTAAAATTGCACTTGCATCTAATTTAGTAGTATCTACTTTTATATCTGTTTGCGATCCTTCTTCAGTTAACACATTACCACTGTCATCAGTTGGTACTACAAAGTATTGTTTTGTATCATATCCACCTACTACTGGTTGATTTGGATCTCCAGTTATATCTTCATTTGCTTGATTTAACACTGCTTCGTTGATCTGCATTTCTTTTTCGTATGTTGATAAAACATCACGTATAGTAGATCCTGTTCCTTCTCCACTATCTTTATCAAAAATTTCTTTAAATTCTTGGCTATCTAATATTGGTTTACATTTTGCTCTTAGTAAATGTGGATACCAAGTTTGACTAAATCCTTCACTTGGACGACTTACATCTTCTATTACATAAAAACGTTTAAGCGAAACACTGTAATCATTGAGTGCATAATCATCTTTTAAATGTGGCAATTCTAATACATCACCACTCATTAATTTTCTACCTAAATTTTCAACACTGCTATTCATATGAAATGTTATAAAAATAGTGTCATTTTGTAAGAACATTCCAAATTGTGAAAGGTCAAAATCTAAATCTTGTACGTTGTAGATGCCGCGAACAACATAAACATCATCTGAATATTTTCTATCTCTGTTTTCTAAAAACAGTAAATCTTGTATTTTAGTTTCAGGTATATCGTTTGTTCCATATGGTTGGCTTGGAGTGCTTTTATCAGCACCAGGATCTACAGGTCCTTCATATTTGTGAATGAAGATATCTGTACCCCCAACCTGAAAAGATTCATAAACATTCCTGTCTATAAAGCGATAATCTGCGGATTTTTCCGGTTTGTATAAACTTAGTCTGGGCATAGTAATTGTATTTATAGAATAAATATCAGTAACAAGGAAACTGATTATCATGCCAAAAAAACTAATTAACACAGGTACAAGCAATGACTCCGGAAACGGAGATTCTCTACGCAGTGCTTTTACTAAAATCAACGAAAATTTCAACGAATTATATACACTTACAGGTTCTAGTAACACAGCATCAGAAGTAGATATCAAAGGTAGTGTTTTTGCAGATGATAGTACTTTAATTGTAGATGGTGTTAATGGTGTATTAAATGGAAATTTAAATGGTAATGTAACAGGTAATGTAACTGGTAATGTAACAGGTGACTTAACAGGAAACGTAACATCAACAACTTCCAGCAGTAGTTTTGCGAATTTAGCAATTACATCTACACTTGATTTAACAGGTGCCTCAGTTTCAAGCGATGTCAATTTTGGTACAAATGATTTAACAGGAATTAATAATATTACAATTGGCGGAAACTTATTAACATCTGCAATGAGTCCGTTACTAGCAACAAGTTCAAATGGACAAAATTTAACACTAGCAGGTGGACAATCAACATCAGGTGATGGTGGTGATGCAATTATTAATGCTGGCGCAGGAACAGGAACTAACGGTGACGTACAAATTGGTGCTTCAAATACTGCAAATGTTGTAATTGGTGACGGAAGTAACACAGTTGATTATCCATCCGGAACAACAGTAGACTTTACAGGTGCTACTATTACAGGAACAAGTTTCTTAACAAGTTACACAGAAACAGATCCAGTAGTAGGTGCAATTACAGGAATAGTAAAAGCAGACGGCGCAGGAAATATTTCAGCGGCAGTTGCAGGAACTGACTATTTGGCAAGTGTTGCATTTAGTGATTTAACTAGCACACCAACAACTATTGCAGGATA